CGAGCCGCGCCGCGTGTAGCTATTGCCGTCAGTCGGCGCTTCCGGAACCGGACCAGGCGGCCCCGTCGCGCCCTGCGGTCCTGCGGGCCCTGTAGCGCCCGCTGGGCCGATATTCCCTTGCGGCCCTAGGTTACCCTGCGGCCCTTGCGGTCCCGGCGGTCCTGCAGGCCCCTGTGGCCCCGTAGGCCCGCCATGCGCGTCGACGTACTCCTTCGTGGCAAGCTGAAGCGGTTGTGTCGGGTCAGCAACCGCCATCACCGGATCGTGAAATGTCACAATGCCAGTAGCGCGCTCGATGGTGATCGGAGCGTCGGTCAACTGCCCGCTGTCATCGAAGCGCTCGAGCGCGAAATTGGCTTGCGGCGTGCCATCGTTGAGCACGAGCGCCCATTTCGACTTGTCGTCGACGCTCGAGGTGATGGTCCCTGGCGAGCCGGTGATGACGACGCTGTCAGCGACTGAGAGAACTCCGGTAGGCGGCGCGCAGCCGCAATCGGTCACCCATTCGTCTGTCGGCGTAAGCGGCGCCGTCGCGATCGGATTGCCGTTAACGTCGAGCCACTGATTGCCCATCTAACCGAAGCTCCTCACCCGTGTTCGCGTGAGCCTCGAGCCGCTCGATCTCGAGAATCGGAATTCATCGTTGAGCTTGGCGATCGTATCTTCGGTCAGCGTCTTCGCGCCGGCGGCCTGCGCCTCTTCGCCAACGGCGTGCATGTACGCATGCAGCAAAGCCGCCGAGAGATAGAGGCTCGGATATTTGGTGTAGACCCAGGAGTCGACCGTGTCTGAGAACACCGGCACTTCAGCGAAATAGTAGATCTGGAACTGAACGCCTTCGACCGCGTCGGGCGTGCCGCCAAAAAAGATCGTTCGCCCTTCGATCGTGTAGTAGTTGATCGCCCACTTGTCGGGCAGTTGAAGAAATTCGTCGCGCGCTTTGTAGCGAATCGGCGCCCAGCCGCCTGGCGCAGTGGTGTTCGCGATCAAGACCAGGTCGAACTCAAGCCAATCATCGGGCAACGCCCCGCACCGTTGCGTCACCGTATTCGACGCAAACTTGATCATCCGACTGACGCGAAGCTCGGCGTTGAGCTTGGCCTCCGCCATGCGAACGAACGAGGCGACGAGCGTCGGGGAAAAGTCTTCGCGGTTGATCCACTCCGCAATCTGAGTCGTGAAATCGGCGTAGTCGGTCATATGAAGGGCGGCTCCACTACCTTCGGGCCAAAAATCCTGAGTTGCTCGCGTATGTCCTGCGCTGCCTTGCTATGCATCTGAAGCTGACTTCGATAGAAATCAGCCTGTTCACGCGTCTTGGCGTTCGACAATAAACCAGTGAACCTCTGAATCTGCGTCTCAGCATCGCCTAGATCGCCGCGCAAAGCCCCTGGTCCAAACGGACCCGTCAACGGCGGCGGCTCATTCGCGGCTGGACCGACAAAAGAACGATTGTTTAATTGGGCGCTCAGTTCGGGCGAAAACTCCCCTCCTGCGAGAGGCCCGCCAAAAACCTTCTTCATACCGACGCCGCCCCAACCGGCACTAAGCGCGCCTCGCTGACTTCCACCAGCAATCGGCCCTGGAGTAATCAACGACGAGAGATCCATCACCCGTTTCTGAGCCTCATCGTCAGCCATAGTGGTCTTGCCGGTGGCGACGTCGCCTGGCAGCGTCACCGCGCCCCAGAGGAAATTGCCAAGTCTCCGCCCTTCAATGCCGAGCGCTGAGCCGATCCGCGCCGGCATGGAGTAGTTCGAATCAGCAGGATTCGACGGAAAGGTTGGCCGCGGCGGCGCTGACCAGTCGATCTGCGGCGGCAGATTGCCAAAGATGCTGTTGTCATCGCCTGGCATCATTCATCAACCCAATTGTCTGTAAGCCGGCAAGAACATGAAGGCGCCGACGCGACCGCCGAACAACCCGGCGCACTCGGCCAAGCGCCAGATGAACAGCAAAATCAGAATCGCGACCACGCCGCCGATCACGATCTGAATCACGTTCCAGTACGGCATCGCGGTGATGTTCGCGAAGATCTCACCGAACACGATCCGAAGCAGCGCGAGAACCACCAGGATGACGACGATCGCGATGGCGACCTTGAAAATCAGATCCATGCCAAAGCCGCACATGTTCGCCTCCTACGGACGTATCTCCTGCGCCAAGTCCGAACACTTCACGCCAATCAATCCGCGAAAAAACCTCGCCCGCACTAAGCAGACCGGCTCTGGTGCCGGCTCTGCACGCGGCGTGATCTCGAGCACGCCGTCGCGCTGAACGACGTCTGAACCAGCCGGCGCGACAATCGTCTGGCATCCGGCCAAGAGAAGAGCGAAACCGATCGCCGCCATCCTCATTCCTCCGCCCGCTCAATCCGGCGTAAGACCTCGTCACAAGGATTGGTGACGTTGATCAGTCTGCCGTCAGCGGTTTGCAGCGAGCATTTGACATCGGAATGCAGAAGCTCGCTCGACGGCGCTCGCACGCTGACGATCTCAGTCGGGTTGACGTAGATGACTTGCCCATCCAGCCCGTTGAGCGCGACAAGCAGCGTGACGGCGAGCACGATCATACCTCCCCCGGCGCAGTGCGAAACGGCTTGCCGTCGCCGTTCCACCAACGCCGCCAATCGCCCTCGTCCCATTGCTCGAGGACCGCGCGCTCGTAGACGGCGACCGGCACCGCGCCGACGCCCCACATGTCGCGCCGCGGATCGTGATTGTCGCGGCGCGCCGCGCAGCTTTCGAGAAGAGATTCGACGTCCTGAATTGTTTCGACATGGAATTTCGAGTCATCCTCGTCATCCCAATGTAAAACTCTACGGATGCCGTCGGCATCTCTGTAGATCCGCTTGCGCTCACTCATGCTCGACCCCCAAGCCGGCGGCGATCTTCGCCATGACCTCCTCGAGCCGCTTGAGCCTGTCTCTGAGCTCAAGCAGCACGTTGAGGATGTCGCGCTGCGTGTCTTCGGTCATCATCGCGGCGTGCCCCCAACGCCGCCAATCCACATTGCAGTCGCCCCCGCCGTGCCTTTGGGCACAATCCAGACCGCGGTCGCGCCGCCGCGCGGCGAACTGCCATAGCCAGTCGTCCAGGCTTTCGTGGCGGTGATCGAAACCGGCGGCGCCCCGCCATAGGAAGGAAACCAAATTGCGGTGGCGCCGCCACGCGGCGCCCCGCCATAGCCGGCGATCCAAATCGCGGTCGAGGCCATTAGTGCGGCTCCCCATTTCGTTTCTTGAGGTTTGCAGTCGCCGTCAGGATCTGGAGATTCCACGGCACATGCAGACCGCACGATTTCTTGCCTTGCAGCGGCCAGATATGATCGACCTGATGCTCTTCGCCCGTCTCTACAGTGAGACGCATCGCTGTTTCGTAAAATGCCGTGATTTCAGTCCAATGATCGGTCGTTAACCAAGGCGGAGAAGCACGTTTAAGAGCGCTGCGATACTTCGCGTTGCCAAGCTTGATCTGCTTCTGTCTCTCCAAGCTGGACGCGTAAAAGTCGCGTTGAAGTGCGCGCAATTTGTCGCGATTGCTGTCTCGCCAACCCGCTTGCCGAGCCTTCAATTCATCGGTGCGCTCAGCATATTCTTGACGCTTGTAAGCGAGGCGTTCGTCGTGATGCGCGACATAATTCGAGCGCGAACGAGCGTTGATCGCCGCCCTCCGCTTCGGATCGTATTTGGCCCGCCACCCTTCATAAGCGCGGTGATAAGCCGCCGAAGACTCAAAATCGGCGCGTTTGGGACGAGGCGGAGCGCCCTCCGGCACGGGAGCGCCACGCGCGCCCGCAATCTTTTCCGCCTCTAAATCACGTGGTTTCTTCCGCTTGAGCTTCTGCCACCACGAGACATACGCCCGCATCCATTCCTTGCGATTCGGAAAGTCGTCTCTCAGCGGTCGTGTCGGATCGTCGCCATAAATCGTCGTGCCCATGTGTTCGTACTCCGGTGGGGTTAGGACCGGAGTACTATCATGGGGTGTGACGAAGTCAAGCACTGTGGTTGCCTTGGCTAAGTGCTTGATATTATGGCGTAATTCCGTTGAAAAGTATGTGTGCCAACGAATTCCGCATCTCAACGCCCCATTCGACGACGATCATTCTACTTTCCGCGTCACCGACACGAGCCATGAGATATTGCCTGAAGGTTCTGAAAAACGCGATTGCAGCGTAATCCGGATCGATCAAGAGTCCTACGTCTGGCGCAACCCAGCGCGACGGAATGCACTTAACGCGACCGAAATCTGTTGCTAAAACGTCGACGGTGGAAACAACTTCCGTCTTGCCGACAAGCACTTGTGAAGTCGATCTGCCAGTAAAGGTCGATACTGTACGCTTGGGCCCTGGCGGCACGACCCATAATGTTGGTGAAGCCCCGTTGGTGTACGCCTTCTGCATCGCGTCGCCCAACATCTGTTCTGTCAACGCGACCGGGGCGCCGGGCACAGCGAAAGCGTCGGTCGCCAAAACCGGCACGCCCGTGGTTACGGTGCCTGGCGCGATCGCGCCGTTGACGGCGCTGTTGCGATCGACGGCGCGGGCCAGCCAATGGGCGAATCCCTCCGTCACGCGCGCTGTAGGCCCAGTATCGTTGCCGTCATTGCGCGGCTGGCGACTGCAGGCCATCGTCTCGATGTCGGATTTCAAGACTTTGCTCGCCATTGCCATCTGGTGAGCCATCTCAGATCCTTTGCCCGCCGCATCGCTCTCTTCTTGCGAGCCTGAGACCGTTGCATCGCGCTCAGAGATTTGCGTGACATTATTTTTACGAATCGTCGGTTGTGCGGGGTTGTTAGTGAGAAGAAATCCTTCCGCGAGAGCATTGTTAGGGTTAACGAGAGGTAGAAACTCTGTCTGCCAGTCGAACAGTCGATTTTTTACGTTACGTCTGCGTATAGCGGACATAATTGGAGTGTCGAACGGGTCTATGTTGTAGATCGCGTTGCTGAGATCTTCTCTATTACCTACCGCTTGGTAAGTCGTAAAAGCATTCGTAACCTTTGCCATGGTTTATTACTCCGGATCATCTGAGAAGCCTATGGAAGAAGTTTTCGGCGTCTTCCATTCTACCTGTGCGGGCTAGTTGCCGCTGGGCTTCATCGACGTTCCGGCGTCCTGCACTCCCCGAAAGGGGCCTAGCGGAACCAGGTGCCAATGACTTGCCGTTAGGACCGGGGAGGGCCGCTTGGGGTCTTACCGCCATCCCTTGGTCGTAGAGCCAGGCCTTGAACAAGACATTCAACATGCGCTTGTCATAGACGCCGGCGACTTCCATCTCGTTGAAGCCTTCGGCCAATGCGGTCTTCCGCATGCCGCCGATGACTCGCTGCAGAGATGGCTCGTCCTTGATCAGCTTTGCGTGATCGTTGACGAATTCCGTGAATTGCTCGACCGCGTATTTCGCGCTCGCGCGGTCTTGCTCCTCTTGCTTGTTTTGAATCGCCCAGGCCCGATTCGCTCGGATCTGGTGCAATTTCCCGTAGATCTCCTGAAACTGTTTCTGCCGCTGCCGCGCCGCCAGCGGATTCACTTCGTATTCCTTGTCCCAGTCCGGTTCTTGCGGCGTAAGCCCGCGAATGTCGTCGTCGAGATATTGAAGACCGTTGATGTACAAATCGCGCATTTGAGCGACGCGCTGATTCTCGTGCTCGACGACTTGCTTGTGCTCGTTGACCTTGTTCAATCGGCTGTGGAACGTCGCCGTGCGAATGTAGCCGTCGCGAAGCTCGCCAAGCGTGACAGTCTGAGGCTCGCCGTCTACCGTAATTTCATACTGGGCGTTTTCGTCGGCATCTTCGCCTTCGTCGACACTCGCTTCATCGCCGGCGGCGTCGGCTTGGGCGTCGTCCGCGACATCATCGGCTCTTGCGTGTCCATCGTCGGCGGCGGCATCATCGCTGACCGCGGCGTCGGCATCACGTCGTTCGCCACTCGGCCTTTCAGTTTCGGCGGACGCTTCGCCGGATCGTGATTGAGCTTCGCGGTGCGCCCTCTGGTCAAACCTGCCATCTGCAATCTCCCTTTCGCGTTGACGAAGGCCGGCGAAGTCGCCGCCGTCGCTGGTGTCGCCCGTCTCCGGATCGCCCTCGACCATCCGAACTGAGAACAGCGGCTCTGGCTTCTCCGCGACCTGAGTGAATCGCCCGCTCGTATCGCGCGGCGCCGGCGCAGGCGCGCGCGGCGTTGCCTCGTTCGCGGTCTGCGCCGGATCGATCGCTTGTTGAAACGCTGCAACCGCAGTATCGACGCCTTCGGCCATTACCGCTTGTTCCTCAACGCAACCTTGTAGTCGATGACGAAGGTCTTCAACGAGTTCGCCACCTCGTCCAGAACCTGAAGCTTGTAGGTGAAGTTGTTCTTCGTCTCTCTCTCATTCGCGTCCATCAGCGCTTGAAACCAACGCTGGCGCACGGTACGCACGCCGAGCATGAACACGCCCTTCGGATCGAGAAGATCCGTCGCCTCTTCGCTGCGCTCACGCTTAATCGCCAGATCATCGGGCGCCGCATACGGCTCGAAAACGTCATCGCTCATGCGCCGCCTCCCTGATCATCCGGTGCATTCGCCTGCGTCTGAGCGATCGCTTGATCGCTCGCGTTCTGCAGATGCTGGGTATGCACGTCGATCGCGCCGTCGTGCGCGGTCTTGAAGATGTCCGCCGCCATCTGACCCAGCGTCGACACATGCTGGGCGTGAATCTTGTCGCGCTCGACGTCGAGTTTTTGCTGGTCGTAAAGCGTCTTCTCACGCAATTGCTGCAGCGCGAGTTCATGCTGCTGATTCTGGTCTTGCTCCCTGAGTTGCTGATCGCCCAGAGCTTGCGCCGCGTCGGCCTTGACCTTCTGGTACTGCGCTTGCGCAGCCAGCGTCATCGCGTCCGGCTCCTTCGGCGCCGAGAGCAATTGCTGCATCGCTTGCGGATCCGGCATCTTGAAATAGCGCTGAACATTTTTGATGTTCGCTATCGCCAACATGTCGGTTTGCGTATTCATCATCTCTGGCAATCCGCAAACCGGATTCGCGAGGCCCATTTGCGCAACGATCGTCTGCTGATCCTGCTTGATCTGCTGCAATGTCATCAGGCGGACAGTGTCCGAACCTTTGCCGAGGGTTGGGTTGACCTCTACGCTCATGGACGCGTCGAAGGTCGAAGTGTCGTAATCGGTCCAACTGCCGTTGACCCGGAGAGTCCGTTGCTGCGCGGGATTCTCCACGACCTCGTTGAACAGGCCTGCGAAGAGATCCTTGAAACCCGTCTCAGCAAGAACGCGCGCCACAAGCTCCGTTCGCTCTTGGGCCCCGTTTATGATCGCTTCCACCCCAATCATGGTGGAGCTCTGCAGGGCTTTCGGATCCAAGCCCTTTGCCGCGTCGCTCAGCCCTGTACGCCGCTGGAGCACGTCGTTGAGGAGCTCAACTACTGGCGCCATGTCCTTGCCGAGAAATGGCGTCGACGTGTACATGACCGCCGCCGAAGGATCGCCCCGCACCCGAATTACAGCGCCGAGCTCATCATTCAGAGCATCGTCGACATTTACGTTGAGCTCATTAATCACCGTCTTGGGATTGATCGATTCGGCGGCTGAATCCAGTATCGCGCGGGTTAAATTCGTCTTGATCCGCTGAATGTCCATCACGTAGTCAGCGATCGAATCCCCCACGATAGTATGGGAAATTGGGTCTACACTGAATAGAGCGAATTTTATTCTATTCGCCGGCTCGTCGTTGACGATCTCGTGGTCCTCGCCCAGCGTGCAGATCCGACGAAGCTCCGGAAATTCGTCGCCGTCCCTGTCGACCTTGATGTACCATTCGCCAAAGAGCACGCCGTCGCCAACGCGGGTCGCCATCATCCGGCCAGGGTTTCGCAGTTGCGCCTCTTGCGTGAATTCCGGCGTCGACTGCGATTGGATGTAGTCGAGAAGATCTTCGCGCGCGTAGCCCATCGCAATGAGCTCGTCGACCGGAACTACTCGTTCATGGCCGACGATGCGCGAGTCCTGAAATGATCGCGCGTAGCGGTCGAGCCGCATCTCTTCCGGCGGCACGCCTTCGACTTTGATCAAAGGCTTCTTGACCTCATAGGAGATCACCACCCGATCGTAGATCGCGATCGGCGGCATCTGGCCCATTGGCGGGCTAGGCGGCGGTCCTGGAGGCGGGCCGCCCATCGGTGGAGCCCCTGGAGGCGGGCCGGGAGGCGGGGGGCCCATAGCCCCCATAGGCGGGCCTGGAGGCGGCGCCGCGCCGCCAGGAGGCGCTCCTGGCGGGCCCATCGGCGGCGGCGCGGTGGGAGGCGGCGGCCCGCCACCGAAAGGAGCTCCGCCCAAGCCAGGGATTGGCCCTGGCGGCGGCTGCATCTGCGGCGGCGGCGGCAACGGATTCCCGATCTCGACCAGTTTCGCCGTCGGGTCTTCGGTCAGAATCTGCTGGATCTGCTGCGCGGTGATGTAAGTAAACGTTTTACGCCGGAATTCCTTGCGCGTGTCCGTCCACCATTTGAGGAAACCCGTGCGAACGGTGAGC